TTTTTCTTCGGGCTTGGCTTCGACTTTGACAACTTCTTTGGCAGCTTTGCGTTTGCCGGTGACTTTTTGGCGAACTCCTTCGCCACCTGTGGCTCGTTTGCGTACAGGTACTTCCTCTGCGCTTGGCTCTTGAATGGCATCTTCAGTTTCCTCTGTTTGCTTAGCTTTAGCCTTGGTGCGGCGCTTGCTGAGGGCAGCGATCTTCCCAGTGACTTCGTCCATCTGGGTCTGGAGCAAGGCGGCTTCCTCGGTGTTACCCGAGTCTTCCGCAGCTTGCTGGGCTTCGGCTAATTTGACGTATTGGTTACTTAATGCTTCCGCGGTGTTACCCTCTTCCGCTAGGTCAGAGACGTTAGTACGATCAACCTTATTAGTCTTCTTGCCTTCGGTGTCGGTACGATATTTGTACTCTTGGACGGCTAGGCCTGACTCAGCAATTTCACGCTCGCTAACACCGAGCTCTTGAGTCTCTTCCACTTCGTTTACCGTGGAGATGGCCTGCATTACTTGCTCTGGAGTTACTCCCAGCTTACGCGCTTCAGCAGCAAACGCACGACGGAATGCATCGAGGTTCTCAGCAATAAACTTAGGTAGGCCAGAGGCTTCGTCTACGGCAAGCAGCTTCGCGTAGTCCTTGACAGTGCTCTTCTTGAGGCCAAGACGTTCCCCGACCTCTTCGTGAGTCTCGTAGTGCCCCTGCTTCTGGAACGTAGCCAGAAACTCCACTTTCTTAGCGGAGCGGAACACATTGCCAAGGATGCTACGCAGTAGCTTAGGGACGTCTTTTAGGACTGCTTCGGCTTGCTCTGGTGAGAGAGCAATGTTTTTGCCGCTAGCTTTACCATCGACAGCATTCCCTGCTCCACCTGTACCTTTAACTGCTCCGGCGACTGGCTTGGTTTGTTGGGCGATTTGTCCACGAGGTATCTCCGTTACTTGCGACGGCGCGGCGACGCTAGGAACACTGGTTGTGGGGCTGACACTGGCTCCAGCCCGTACTCCCGCTTCTCGTCCGACGTTAGCTTCGACTGCAGGCGATCTGACAGACTGACTTCCTGCTCCGACGGGTTGAACTTGTTCGGATCGTAAAAGCCCAAGCTCTCCTCCAGCTGTTTGGCTTGCTCCGCCTTGCTTTGGTATTGTTCCCAGCCCGGTAGTTGTTTGCAGTGTTCCATTTGTATCTCCTTGTGATTGTTTGTACCCATCGGTACTCTGGCCAGTGATAGCCTCATATACAGCATTAATTTCTTCAAGCTGAGTACCCTTAGCCTGCATGGATAACCCGTTAAGGATTTCCGCGGCTTGAGCTACATCATCAACCTGATCAATCTGCAGCTTCTGTTCCAGTTTATCAATAGCATCGAACCCTCTAAGGACAGACTTCTGCACGTTGCTACCATCAAACTTAACCTTAAGCATCTTGCCGCCTGTAACAGCGTTAGCAGCCATCAGAGCGCGAGCGACCTGTACTTTATGTTCAGGCACTTGTGGGAGTACCGCATTTAGGGCGTCAGCAATAGCATTGATACGATCCGTACCATACACCGGATTACCCATGAAGTTACCGACTTGGGTTGGTCCTGCCTCTTGAGTTACACCAAAAGCCTGAAGCGCGGCGGTGCGTTGCTCTTGTTGCTGTTGAGCTTGCATCTGTGCCTGCTGTTGAGCGACTTGCTCTGCTTCGGCCTTAGCTTGAGCTAACTGTTGCTCAGTCTGTACATTTACAGGTGTTTGGCTAGTTGGAGGAACAAATTGTGCTAGCTTCTGCTGGTCGATCTCAGTGGACTGTAGAATCGACGGAGTGTTTGAGCCAGAATCAATAGCAGTGTTAGTTCCACGATCATCGGGAGTCTGCGGGGTTGTTGGTTGATCAGACGCATTAGCCCCCGTAATAAAGCTACCGCCGCTAGGTAGTCGCCCACCTTTAGACATACCGCCAAGACCACCAAGAAGTCCTTCTACGAGGCCTCCAGCAGCAATAGAATTGAGTCGGTTTGAGAACTGCTGGTCTGCGGTAAGGTTAGGGTTGAGCGCCATCTCCATTTCATTTTGGAGCCCTTCGCTGGTCGCACCAGAGAGACTTTGGACGCCTGCGCTTTTCCCCATACGGGTAAGAATATTCCCAGTAAATCCGCTACCGCCTTTGAATCGCCCGACAAGCATGGCCTCTGGCAGCGTTTCCGTGAGGGCATAAGGGACAGAACCAAGCAAAGCCTTTGCACCTGCATTTTCATCCCCACCTTCACGAGCGGCCTGATACAGCGACCCAGTCGCTTGCGCTTCATTAAATGCAGCACCACCAACTACTTGTTTTGCAAACGATTGACCTGTTTCAAGAGCCGCTCTACGAGCCGCATATTCAGCGCCTGCTTCCGTACCTGCTGCAGCAACACGACCACCCAAGCCACCGCCGCCCAGAGCACGAGGGAGCATTGCAGCACCACGAGTAAGGGCAGCAGGAATAGCAACTTCAGGGACAAGAGCGCCAGCGGCAAGAGAGCCGACCAAGTTAGGTATTTGTTTCGCAACTTGGTACCCAGCATAGGGAAGTGCACTTCCAAGATTTTGCTCCTCAATTCGTTCGAGATCAGGGCGTCCGGCCAACTCCGACTGTACTTGATTTGCTAGCGTTTGGCGTTCTAGCCAGTCTTTTGCCCCTTTAGCCCCTACAACATCAGCGACAGCAGCAGCCCCAGAGTACCCAAGGCCTTGCAGTTCGTCGATACCTGCGGAGATACCCGCAGAAATAGGGTTACGTTTGTCATCTATTTTGATCCCAAAGTCTCTCGCTACATCACGAACTGAAGTACCAGTAAGTTCTGACAGCTTAAGCATTACCTCTTCATCGGACCAATCTTGCATCCATGGGGCTTGTTGGCGAATGGAATCAAACGACGGCATGTTTTATGTCCTAACAGGGTTAGCGGCGACCAATAAACTCAGCACTTGGATTATAGCCGTAGCGATCAATAAAGTCACCCAGCGACATGCGTGTACCATTAGGGGCAGTCAGAACGTAATCGGTCTCCCCGAACAATGTCTTACCCGCTGGTTTCATAGTCCACTGAGAAAGGTCTGGTTTGGTCGCAGGGATAGCCTGTTGTGGAGCAGCCGCAGCAATTGGAGCAGCGCCGGGGCGCGACATGTCAATGTCTTTACCCCCAAGAGCAGCAGCATATTTATCAGGAGAAGAGCCCGGAAGTCCTTTAGCAGGGACCCATTCACCAGTCTTAGGATCGGCTTGGAACACTTGACGCCCCACTTGGACTAGCCCTTCCCCGAGCGACTTAACTTGGCTACCGCCGGTGTCAGTACCAACCAGCCCGGTATCTTTGAGCATAATAGCCATTGTGTGCTGCTTGGCTTCTGCCTCAGTAAACGGCTTACCAGTTTTAGGGTTAGCGACACCATTAGCCACCAGCAGGGCAGCGTAGTCATTGGCTTTTTGTTGGAATGCTTTTACTCCGCCGGTACCAGCAGCAGCTTTAGCTCCGTAAAGCCCCTCAACCGCGCGATTATGTCGCTTAGTTTCCCCAAGCTTTTCTTGCTCCATACCAAGAGTGAATGCTTCCTTAAACTTACCCGGCATAGCTTTATACTTATCAAACGCCATGGCCTGTAGGCCCTGCATAGCAGTCTCAGCAGTAATCGGCGTGCTAGAAACGGTTTTGCCTTTTTTGTTCATCTGTACAAACGAAGAAGTCTTGCCGTCAGCAGACATAACGACTTTACCGGTCATACCGTCGTCCAAAAATGAACCTTTACCTGCTTTGTTATACCCGGTCAGGTTATCTTGAACCCATTTAGTCGGGTCTTGCTGGATTTGCTTCATGCTGTCATTCATCCAGTCCGAAAACTCCATTTCCTTTTCCCCGGCTTCATTTTCACGGGTGAGTTTTCCCATCTCCATTGCTTGCTTTTGACCATATAAGTTACCCTCAGCTACCATTCGCTGATTTAGGTTTTTATATAGGTCTGCACGAGTACCTTCCCGGCCTAAGGCATTGAACTTAGTTTCTCCGCCAGCAGTTTGATACCCTTTAAGTGCGGATACATCAATGCCGCCATGCTCTTTAGGCAGTGCATATTCAGTCCCTTGATAGCCTTGAAGTGCAGCCATGCGCTCTTCGTTAGTGAGGTTAGGGTTCTGTAATGCCCCTTGAAGTGCTTGTTGTTGTTGGGCAGCAGTAACAGTATTACCGGCCTCGTCAGTAAAGTCTTTGAACTGAGTACCCTTTTGGATAGCCGTATTCAAATCAATACCTTGCAACTTTGCAGCTTCTTCTTTAGCTCCGGTCTCATACCCAACTTCTTGTTGGATGGCATTAGCCAACCGTGCGTTTTGCATTTGCGCATTTTGAGCCGCAGTGAGCCCTTGCAGTGTTTGCAAAAACGAATTCGAGAATGCAGCGCCAGTGTTCCAATTAGCCATGATTTGTCCTTACTTTTTAAGCGCGCCGAGTGCCGCAGCTGTAGCACCGCCTGTATACATCGAAGCAGCCGCCCCGGCCAGAGAGCCAAGGGTAGACCCAAGTGCCGAACCGCTGGCCGCATTAGCTTGCTGCTGTTGTCCCCAAGCGTTAACTTGCTGCCCATACGTCTGAACGCCGAGATTACCCACATTCTGCCAGCCTTGCATAGAGCCTTGAATGCCTTGGTTCACCGAGTTACCCAGTTGGCTATAGGCGTTCATGCCAGTCATACCAGATGCAAGTGATTGACTGCCTGCTTGTAGGCCGAGCCCCATAGCAGTAGACTGACTACCAGCCAGCCCAGAACCTAGGCCTTGGACATCCATGCGTTTTGCCCAACCAAGCTGCTCAGCAGCAGAACGCGCCTTAGTAGCAGCCGCAGCACCAGTAGCCGCCTGCATCACCTGATTAGCATTTTGCATACCCGCGAAACGTCCGGCTGTAGGATTAATACCATACGAGGCCATCTGCATATTACTCTGCATCTGGGCATTAGCGGCTTGATCTCGGACATCCCCAAGGGCGAGTGCGGCTTGACGCTGCTGTTCGCCTTCAGAACTATATTGGCGAGCTTCCTGTAACAGCTGATCTTGCAGAGGGTAGAACTTTTCTTTCATCCGCTGCGTGTATTCGTCTGACAAAGCCATTTGTTTTTCACCGGCTTTATACTGTTGCTCTTGCGTCTTTAGCCCGGCCTCCGTCATACGTGCAGACTCCTCTTGCATCGTAGGCCAGATGTTAAACTTAAAATACTCATACTGCTCTTTAGCCAGAGCAGACATTTCGCGCTGAGCGATCCCAATATTTGGATCGGGAGAAGGGGCCGAACCACCAGCAGATTTGCTCATTTTTGTATCTCCAAAAACCTACATTCTTCGCGGAGCATCCCGTAAACAATATAGTCAGTACCGTCTTTCGCTGCTTTTCGTAATAGCCCTTCTCGCTTAAATCCTAAATGCTCGTCAAATCGTTGAGCATCTAAGTTATCTACACGAACAAGACCTGTAATTCGGTTACATTGTAACTGAAGAAAAGGATAAGCAAAACAACGCCATAGAAAATCTTTTGTCATCCACCGTCTACCGGGGGCTGCTGCTACATGCATCGAGATAGATGGCCCAGTGTAGTAATCAAACACAACACCAGCGATAAGCTCTCCATCCTGTTCTAGCCCTATGCCAACGGCTCCGGGCGGATACGCTTCATCAATAAGCGCTCCAACCCAGTCAGCTATTCGCTTGTCTTCCCCATAGATAACTTTTTTCATTACTCACCCGTATAGTTGATACGCGCAATAACTTCATTGATCTTGGATATAACTGCAGCTAAATCAGCCGTGGCGGGCAGTTGGGTGATAGTAGTTGTCTTGGCTCGAGCACCAGTAATGATCTCTACGTTCTCTTTGAGCGCCGACAGCAACGCGTAGATGTGCAGGTCTGGAGTAGACACCGCAGGGATACCGGGCTTTTTAATTGGGATAGCCATTAGCCTTCTACCTGACGAAGTTCTGAGATTGTGGACGCCATAATAAACGAGCGCACCGGAGTATTTCCGGAGAGAACGACCTCCCAGTTATATGCTTTGAATCCGGCAGGCATACGGATAGGCTCTTGCGAATAAACCCCGGTCTGATAGACAAGTTCCCCTTCAGCGTAAATCCCCACGTTAATAGTCCGAGTTTCCCCAAAGGGAGGTATATCCGCAAGAATAGAGCCATTCAAAGACCACCCGTCGTTTAATGGGACATCGTTCAGCGTGGCTAGGGCACTACCTCCGACTTCAGCAAACAATGCCTCATTCGCTACAATGATCTCTGCAACAAGCGCGTTATAGGCCTCGATGTCGCCCATGTATTGATAGTCAGCTTGGACCTTCATTGCCCCAAAATTAGTTGGCTGAGGGAGTACAAAACGCTTTGATTTCCACTCGTAGATGGTGCTATTGAGCGGGTCGGCATCTAGCTGATATATTTTATTGTCGTAATCAGACAGGCCGTAGATGTTCCCGGTTTCGCGCTCCACATAAACAGCACGGGCATCAAACAGAATATCAACAAGCGGAGGAGAATCCCCCCGCAGCACAACGATTCCTGACACAATATCTTGTGACGAATGAAACCCGATGTACATGTTGTTGTACATCATACCGAGCATCGTCGATGGGGCTAGCGCTTGCCATTCCTCACGGGTGTAGAGCTGCTGAGTGATTACATCCTGCGAACCCGGACCAATACATACGAGCCCGTTGGGGGATGCGTACACAACACCGTACTGATCTGATGCGATAGAGCGTTTAGAAACACATGGCTGGACCATAGGTAGCTTAGCCTGTGTCATAACAGCAGGATGAGCCCCAGAAACAGCGTAAGGGTTGCGTTTGGTTGTGACTACTAGCGTGGTTTCGTATACACCAAGCCCTACCACGGGGGTTTCGGTCGTAACGACATATCCTTCAGGCCACGCATGCGGGTGGAACGGTTCAGAAAACCATACTTCGTTTTCCCGGAATCCAGCTAAGAACCCATTGGGAAGCGCGATAACCCCCTGCAGATCTGAAGGTGGGGGTGTCCAGTACAGCGAAGGCAGAGTCTGGCCTAGGTCTTGTACGTCCACTGTGTCAATGTAACTAGCCTGCGCGACGGGGATCTCTGCAACAAGAAGGTATACAGCTGACGAGCTACCAGTAACTGACCGATAGATACGCTTCTTGGTTATATTGTAATTCGTTGTCGGAGCAGCGGAAAACCCGGAGACAGTCACTGCGGCACCGGTGGTAGACACATTCTCTACAAGCGTCGCTGGGCTGGGCGCTGATTCTTCCTCAACTGCGCCAAACTCGCTGATATACGTGTAAACATAAGCCCTAGCCTCTGCAGGTGCAAACGAAGCCTCTGCGGTAGCATCAACTCCATCACCAGTCAAAGTTACTGTGGGGGCTGTGGAGTAGTCAGCTCCGGGGTCGTCTAATGTGATTGTTGACACATGCCCAACGATAGCTGCTTGAGCTGTAGCATTAGTAGTGACAACACCGTCGACTGGTTGGAAGTTAATCGTGGGGACGTCAATAAACCCGGAGCCCCCGGTATTAACCACTACCCCGGACACAGCAGCAGACAGAACAGCATTACCAGCTGCGTAATTACCGCCACCGCCGGAGAACTGGATTTGCGGAGGTACTGTGTACCCAGCCCCCGTATTTGTAACTGTGATCGTGTCGACGACCCCGGCGTTAACCGTACAAGTCGCTGTAGCCCCGGCTCCGTCACCAGTGATGGTAATAGTTGGGGCAGACGTATATCCAGTACCACCAGATGTAATCGTAATTGAATTGACACTACCAATGATCGAGGCAGTTGCCGTCATACCAGCACCTTCGGCACTAGTCGCAGTAACAATAGGAGGGTGGGTGTACCCCGATCCACCATCAAGTACAGTAATAGTCGAGATCGTTGCGTCAAGCCGCGCTGTAGCCACAGCACCAGATCCACCGCCGCCAGAAAAACCCACCGCGGGAGCAGATGTATACCCCGAACCTTGGTTGGTTACAGTAATACTTTTTAGTGGCTGCTTAAGTACAAGAGTAGGAGCGCCTGCAGGGGCAGGAACCCCCATGTGATACCAGCTATTAGGATACGGGTCTACTCCAGCCCCATTCGTTGTGGCTAGGTTGCTATTCGTCTTTTTCGGAACGCCATCGCCAGTGTAATAAATACGGGCATCATCGACATCAAAAATAGGGCTTTCAGCAATGTCTACTTCATTTTCCCACGTCAGCCAATATTCGTCGCCCTCTGGGCCGATTAACTGATAAATAGTGTGGGTAAGTTCTGTGGCAGGGGAATACTTCCAGACCGGGTCTTTCCAAGAGCGTAGTTCTCCCGACTGGAGTCGAACATTACTAGCAACCTGCGCTTGGCCGGGCTGAAGAAGGGTAGGACCAGTTCTTGGCGATAAACCAGAAAACGCTTGTAGCTTGATAAAAGCCATAGTCCTACCCCCTATAAATTACTCCGCTGAATCAGGGGTTTGTACACCATTTGGGGGTGTTTCGTCAAGCCCCGGAGTTTCAACAACCGGTGGCGCTACAGTCGATTTAGCGTCTTTGCTCTTCTTAGCCTTAGCAGCTTTTACTCCGCCTGCGACAACTTCGTTATCAGCATCTTCTTGGGCTTGTTTGAAGTATTCACGGCCTTCGTCGGTCAACCCAAAAATGCCATCAACGCTAGAGGCAATGACCTTAGCTTCGGTGCGTTCCCCAATAACGACGTTACCACCCACATACTGGGAGCCGGGGATTTCAAGCATTTCTTTGAGAGAGATAGTCATGGTTTTCCTATATTAAGAGAGCACTACAGATTTGGGCATATAACTGCTTGCGATGGTCTAGCCCAATGGTACCACCGTTTACTTTTTTACTCATGCCAATAATGTCTTTGTTATCAGCTAGTTTGTTTAGCCCGTTAATAGCCCAAAACCACCCGGCGGAAAGTGCGGCATACTTAGGCTCGCATACTAAATCCGGGTTTGCCAGCAGTTCTTTCTCTTGCCCTATATCTGCACCGAATAGTCGATAGTTCGTTTTACCAGTAAGTCCGATCAGCCCGCGCCCACGATACTTCCAGCCGTCACCTGACGCCGTTGCCCCATTACCCATGCGCTCTGCGTAGACTCTGTTTGCAATCTTTTCTGGCTTACGGGCGCATAGCGCTGCTTCAAGCTGTGTAAAGTATTTCGGGAACGTCTTTAGTAGCCCATCCTGAGAGTAGTTCATATTCTCTACTAAGCTATGGAAATTATTCGATTCGTGGGCACATTGCGCTAACCATCCGGCAATACGTTCTGGTGTATCTATATGGAACTTTTCTGCTGCAGCTTGGAGGTAAGGAGCCCATTTCTGGGCGGCACCTTGGTCACACAATTTAGCTTTTGTAAGCAGTTCTGCAGTAATCATTTCCCAAGAGCCTTGTTTGCGTAGAACAATGTACGGTCTCCGAAGAGGTAGAACCCAATAGCTGAAGCAAAATTATCGATAGCCGGGGTAGCACCACCAGTAATAGAAGTCCAAGCCCAAGTGCACATAACGATTACCGCAGCTACAGGGCGCATCAGGCGAACTACAGCTTCAACCCAGAGGTAGCTCTGATTAGTACCACCGGCATTGTTCATAGCCTCAAATAGGCGCAAGTCAAGCTCACGCATCTGTACATACTGGTCGATATTTGCAGGCTTAAATTCAGCTGGCGCGAAGTACTTTTGAATAAGCGCCTTACCCCCGTCAATGATTAGGGGGCCAAGTGCGGCGAGTATGGTTATCGGGTCCATTAGTGTTTGCCAAATACGTTAGTGAGTATGAACGTCACAAACCCACCGAAGAACGACGCAAGGGTCATACCTACCCAGAGTCCGCCTTTAGACTTATTAGCAAGCTCTAAGAGCGCCTTAATGTCTTTATTCATGGCAGAGACTGTCGCCTCCAAGTGCTCTACTTTTGCTGTGAGCTGTCCATAGTGGACCGGATCAATGTCAGACATATGGGCCTCACTTCAGGCGTTTCAGCTTATAAAGGGTGGAAAGGTACAACCCAACCACGGAGTCGATTTCATTTTGGATTGCAGTTTCAGCCTTCTCAACTGCAGTATAGCGAATCTTTTCCAGCCATTCAAGGTGCCGAGACAGTACTTCCACCGGATCAGACAGGTCTTCATCATCTTCCAGCAGCGGAATTTCTTTAATGATTCCATTACGCCCTTGGTACATCTCCGCAATGCTATCAGCAAGATCTACAATCGAGTCGTAGAAAGAACCAAGCGCCACATGCTGGGCATAACTGTCTGTTTTCAAATGCATTCGATGAGCCAAGTCTCGGCTCAAAAACATAATAGCTAGTAAACGTCCGATCATAGCTTACTCCTTAATATTTACCTTCGGCAAACACGTTGATAAAAACAGTTCCGTCTTCGGCAGCTTCAAGTTCGTGCCACTCTCCTGCCACAAGGTTGATCGGCTGGGTGTTTTTGTCGATGACAAGCTCCTTGCCTTCCTTGCGAACAATCAGAGAACCGGCACAACAGAACGTAGCATGTGCAAAGCTATGCTCGTGTCGTGAAAGTCCCTGCCCTTTATTCGGGTGGTAGACGTTGAGTTGCGCCCCGTCATAAGTAAATGAATGGCGAGGCGCAATGTTGTCGGCAGGTGTCATATGGTTTGAGTTCCGGTCGTTGTTGGCTGCTCTGGAGCAGGAGCAGGCTCGGGTGGCGCTGGAGGCGTCCACAATTCCCAAACGCCGACACAGGCCAAGGCCCATTCCGGCAACGAATAAATATCTTCATTCGGTGGTTTCGGAGAAAATGGGTCAACTGGGTCATCGAATTCAATCCAACCACGGGAATCAAACCATTGCAGCGCATGAACGTCCGCCGGAATGCCGCATTGAGAAAGGTCAAGAGGATGGTGTGAACCGTCACCATCAACTGCCACAAAAGAATCGTCGGGAACAATTGTTAAGCGCATTATTTCACCTCAATAACTTTTAGATTTGGGTTTGCTACCTGTGCCGTTGCCAGCAAGACCTGCTGTGATTGCTCGTTAGCCTTGACCATTTCGTTGCGGAATGATTCAACCGCTGCACCTGTCTGGCGTTGCTGTTGGCTGTTCTCAATCATCAACATAGGCATCCACGCCATAGCACAGCCGTGTTCATCAACTTCGGCTCCTGTGTTTGGGTTAGTGCCACGGACCTTCATATACCATGCACAGTCAAACTCTTTGCAGGGCTTGAAGTTATTAAGTGGGCAATTTGCCTTGGGTTCATGTCGTGCCATTAGTTCTTGCTCGCAATGATAAGGTCGACGTATTGGACGTTTAGCGTAATTGCGCTGGACGTTGCTGAAAGACCGTGGGTATGAGAACCGCCGCCGCCGACAGAGGACGTTCCTGGAGACCCTTGTAAAGTTTGAGTGGTTCTAAAAGTCGAAGATGGATACGTGCCACCGCCGCAAGAAATGTAAAATGACAAAGTGTGATTATGGCTTGGAATCTGCGTCGTTGAAAGCGTTGTTGCGCTTGCAGAACCGCTAATTGTCGGTGTTTGATTAGCGAATACCGTAGTAAATGCAGAACTACCACCGCTTCCAGCCGTGCCGGAAACGACACGAAGTGCTTTGTCGTTGTGCGTGGTTTGCTTTGTCCATCCGGTAGGAGCAGACGTTTGCTGGAATAGCATTAGAGTGCCAGCGGGGATTTCTACGCCGGTAGTAGTTTGTGACGTAGCGTCGTTAAACGTAATACCAGATGCGGTAAGAGTGGTAGTCATGCCTTACTCCTTGGATTCTAGTTGCTCTACACGAGCAGAGAGTTCTTTAACTGCTTCAACAAGCAACGCGGTGATATTACCATAAACTACAGATAAATATCCTGTGTCGTTAACATGTACGAGGCATGGGACTACACGTTGTACTTCCTGCGCAATAAACCCAATACTTGCCGCGCTATCTTTAACAAACGATGTGCCTCGTAGCTGCTTAACCGTATCCAATGCGTGCTCTAAGGTCTTGATATTCGATTTAACTCGTTCGTCTGAAGTCGCGGCAATATCCCCAATAGCGAAGAAGTTGCCGGTTACATCAAAGTACCCTAGCTCAGTGCCTGATGTGTTATACGCAACAAACGCTTTCGTAGAAGTAGCGCCAAGCTGCCCGCGGACAACGCCGTTGTCTTTTAGCTTAATTTTCTGCGCAGTGCTATCTACGCTATTAACTTCTAGCGGTGTTCCGCTATTGCTAATCTCGCCGCCTTCTTGGTCGAACTTTGCCCCCAGGCCAGCGGCAGTAATACGGAGCTCTATCTTGTCCCCGGCTGAATAAGCTCGCGAGGCAGTCCCATCTTGACCACGAACGACTGTGAGCGTATCACCTACACGCGCAGTACACTTCACAATCTCTATCTGGTTTGATGGGTTAATAAGCGTAGCGTAGAAATAATCGTCAGCCCCTAACGTAGGAAAAGCTGCTCCTCGCCCGGCAGTAAGAATAATCGCTGTGCTAGTTGAAGAAATCGCGCTAGCGAGAGGGGCCGAAGCGTTGTTCGCAAATTTAATTCCCATTTAATTTCTCCTTAAGCGCATTTAGCTCAGCGCGAAGCGCTACTACTTCTTTTGCTAGTTCTACAGCAGCTACAAGCGCGGCATTACCGTAAGCCACTGAAAGAATACCGTGTTCATCAGATTCTACGGCCTCCGGAAGCATTCTAGCTAGTCCTTGCGCAGAAACGCCTGCTTGTGTGATTGTTGTATCTACGCGGTCATAAATACCGGACTTCAGCTCTGCAAGGCAGTATAAAAAATCACTGCGTACACCGCGCCAATTTGTCTTAAGCCGTTCATCGGAGTTAGCAACGAAGTTACCAGCTGATGTTAATGTGCCAGTCGATGGAACCAACGAAAGTTTAGTGCTAGCCACACTAAACCCAGATACAGACCCAGACGTAGAGGCTGTCCATGCTGGATAAACTGCTGTCGCAGTGCTTACATCGTTAGTAATTGTCATACCGCTAGTAACGGTTACAGCTCCGGTCTGCCCGTTGACAGAAGTTACCCCGCCGTTACCTGCAGTAGTGGCGTAATTAACCGACTGAGCGCCGATATTACTAGTCGTAATTGCAGTTGAAGCTGGCTGGTAGTAGCTACCATGTTGTCCGTCTAGCTGATCTGCATTGGTAGCAGTTAAAGCGTTACCGCTCAGAGCCGCTGTAATAGTTCCTGCGGAAAAGTTCCCCGAGGCATCACGAGATACAATCGCGCTTGCAGTGTTTGCACTTGTGGCGTTAGACGCTACAGTAAACGTAGTGTTTCCAGCTTGGTCCGCAGTAAACGTAGCCGAACCAGATAGCCCTGTACCAGACACCGCCATTGTAAGCGTGCCGTTATTAGGGGCAGGAACTACAGCCCACGTTTGGTCTCCGCGCAAATAAGTCGAAGTACTAGCAGTGCCAGTACCAAGTCGTGCTGTAGGGACAGTGCCAGAAGCCAGATTAGATGCGTTCAGTCCGGAGATGTTGCTAGGAGCTTTATTTTCCCAGATCGCAGAAGTAGCGTTATAGAGTAAAACTTCTCCGGCTGAAGGCGTCGTAATAACTACATCGTGTAGCTCGCCAATCTCATATCCATTATCTACTTTTACATAGATAGAACCGGCCGTAGCATGCACACGCTCGACGTACCCGATAGTAACTCGATGATTAGGAGCAGCTGGTGCCGTTGTGGTATATGCTCCAGCAGTGGTGGCAGACAGATAAATCAAATTACCTGCGGTAAGTGCCGAAGTATTTAATTTATTTACGGTGCCAACAACAGTAATAAAGCCTTCTGCACCTACAGCAATAGGCTCAGTAACCATACCCAGCGTGCCAGCGGAAGTAGCCTCAGAATCAGCCTTGGCTAGTTTTACCGCAACACGGTTACCCTGTGCGCCAGAGATGTAAACAATTTGACCATCAGTAAGGGCAACGCCTGAGTCGTTGTAGACCCGTGCTAGCGTTTCTTGCCCGACTTGAAGGATTGTATTACCACCCTTCATCCCAAGCTGAGCAGTGCCGTTACCATCGTCCCATGAGAATTCTCCAACCCCCGGAGCTACTGCAGCCGTAGTATCTAGGCTGAGTTTATCCGTTAGCGTGTCTACAAAATCCGGGCTTGCCCCGGACTCGTATTTAGCGCTATTAAGGTTGGAAAAGTTGTTGTCTACTTCCGCGTTAGTGAGCGGAGTGCCTTTTACCAAGCGTAGCGTGATGTCTGTCATCTCCGCGTCTCCCTAACTTACGAAATAGTAACAGTCCAAGTAACGCTCATAGCGTCATCAGCGCCCTTGTTAACAACAGCAAACGTCGTGCGGCATAGCATTACACCAGCAGTACCGGCGTTAAAAATACCGGCTTCAACAACAGCGCCAGTGCCAGTGCCAGCAGGGAACGTAGCCGTATAAGTAACAACATTGTCCGTTGCAACCGAGCTAGCCAAAGCTACACGGCCTAGTTCAGTGCCCAGAGTGGTGTTAGCAGCAGCGGGGGTAGTGCTGTCCGAACCGATTGCCATATGGCTCATCACATTCGAGGCAACGCCGACCATACGAGAGGCTACAAAGTTTTTACCAACGGTAACGACAAGGTTCTTAAACTCGTGTTCTTCTTTAACTACACCATCAGGGCCGGTCAGAACTACGCGAAGCGCACCAGAAGCCTTAAGTTGGTCTTGAGTATTCATACTAAACTCCTATTAAAAAGTGCGGGAAATCCCCACGTAATCCTCTAAAAAGTATGTGATATCACAGTAATCCTGCATTGACAACACACCACTATCAGAACTTGCTACATTATCAGACTTATTTGCTGCAAAATCAATAACTTTGGCGTCACTGGAAGTAAGTAGCTCTCCAACCAATTTTACAAAAGCATACTGAATATCACCATCCATATTATCAATCAAGACGGTAGACTCAAAGAGATTCTTAGTAAGCACATGTGCGTACACATCGGAAGCAGCCGCAGTCTCTTCAGTTACACCAGACACAAACTCCCAAAAATCAGTATCTGGAACAGTCAAATCGTCTTCAAACACACGAATATATAGCTTATAGGCATTAGCAGCGTCAGACATAGTAACAACATCTGCAAGCGCCTTAGTAAAATCAAGTGCCACTGTCTCAACTGGTGGTCCAAAACTGTCTTCTAATGCTTTACTTGTATGGAGTGATACAGCATCTATCTCTATAACTTCATCTATAGTAAGAGACTTTGTGAACGAATATGCAAGAGCGTCAGCGATGCTTTGACTATCCCCTAGTAGCTTCTCTAGCCAGTAGTCAATGTCTACATCGTCTTCCATAACTGCGTAGTCAGAAAGAGCTTTATCGAAAGCTAGGCTAGTAATATCATCTGCAGGCGAAAGCGTATCTGGTGTGGCTACTTTGCTTAGCCCAAACTTCCACTTGTCGGAGGCGATACTAGTGTCAGAAATCGTACCTTTGGTAAACGTATAGAGCAGGGCTTCACTAAGTGCTTGAGTGTCACTGATCTTTTTGCTTGTTCTTATACGTTTATATTCTGATGGTACTGCACTGTCAGCCAATGACTTATTAACAGCGCGGATAGCCTTATCCCGCAACATCTGCGAGTCAGTGAGCTTCTTATCAAACGCAAAGATCAAATCTTCGCTCGGTGTAATGATATCTACCGCCAATACATCCGGCATTGTGACTTCTGCAGTGACGTTAATCTGGAGCCAAGACGCAGCAACCACAGGTTGCACGTAGCTAACCTCTGACAAAACAATCGAGGAGCGTGCTACGTTAATCGCCATTTAGAACTCTGCGCGTAGAGTGAACTGAAGCAGGTCGAACACAGTAAGAATCTGCCCGTTGAAACTCATCTCGATCTCGCCTTGATACTGCCCGGAGGCAATATCTAAAGTAGGCGCGGGAAATGCAAACCGCACTACCCCATCCGCCCCGCCGCTTGGCTTCCAGCAAGAGAGGGTTGACAGCACTGTACTACCGCCTAACGCACGCAACTTAACGACTACTGTCGTAGTAGCCGCGGAAAGATCGAGCGGTGTGTCGTCCGACTGATCAGTAAGAGTAAGCGTAACCTCTGGTAGGGTATCGCCCTGAACTAGCTTAATTACGTTACTCATAGTAACCTCTGAAATTCTACTTGGGTGGAGTCACGCGACAGCCCCTTGGCAACTTGGATACGTGCTTCATTAATTCCTACACGGAACATGCGAGCTTCTTCCATAGCTGCGGCCTTGTCATAGTAAGGTTGCTTAGGGTGCCCATAAATACGAGCTCGTGCCCCGCGGGCAATTACTTCCGCCCACTGCTCATAGATTTCTGAGTCGATCTCTTGCGAGTCTCGAGTGGGGGCTAAGGCTACACGCAAACGAAGCGAATCATCTGTCGATGCGAACGGTACAGGTACAATCACAACCTCTGGTTTGATAATACGCGTAATAAACTGGGGAGTGCCCTGTAGGGTCTGCCAGTTACTCATCCGGTAGATACTAGCTAGTTCATCCGGAGCTTTCGGGATCAACAAAATGTCTGTGTTGTAGTACGCCTGAAGGATAGAAACAACCTTAGTATCCGCGGGAGACGGAATAACATAGTTGCTCTTAAGCGCCACGATGTCAATCGAGGGTATGTCGTACTCCCAGATCATTGTGCGTTCACAAAACTCAATGCATGCATTACGGATAGCATCAATAGCAACAAACTCCGACACATCCGGAGCATATTGAGTTACATACGGGAGGAACTGTTCGTAAGGAACAGTATATCCATAAGATTGGGTCATGACTCAGCTCCTGCAACATTTGGATCAAACCCGCCTAGTTGCTGGGTAGGGCTGTTGTCTGTTTCCGTTGCGCGCTTAGCTTGGATTGCGCCCATATAGGTCTGCAAATAGCCTGCTGCGAGGGCCGGTGCGTACTCAGCATCTTTACTGCATGCACGGTACAACACGTAATCCAGAAGAACAGTCTGAAAGATATCGTTCAGTGAGATTGTATCCGTTTCCGACGTCAAATCCGAAGGCACGGGAGAGTAGTTCAGCTGAACGTATCCATTGCCATTGTTTGGCGGGTATACGTAAAATACTGTCTGATCTTGTTGATCAAATAAGTAATGTTTCGGGACAAGCGTCTTAGCATCGTTATGCCAATCTGGATTATATGCATCCAGAAGGCGACGTGAGGTTAAACGAATTGCGCGTCCGGGTTTAGTCCCATCGGTGCCCATATATCGGATAAGCTCTAGAAGAGTCCATCCGTCGTCTGGGATTTCTTGACGCGATCCGGCTACGAGCTTAAGCGTAGCAATTCGATTTGTGGCGTTTGGCGACATCATTACTGTCTGCCGCTGCCCATCGTTAATCCAGCCGAGCAGCTCCGAACGACTCCAACGA